CACAGCAATTAATTTCATTCCAGTAAATAATAAATCAAAATAACTTATGGCTGTAGTCAACATAGAATACGTTGATAAATTAGAGCCAATATTCACACGCCCTAAGAGAATCAAAATCATCGTAGGTGGTAGAGGGTCTACTAAATCAACTGGCATTGCCGACTATGTGGCAGCACAGATGACTAATGGTGCCTTGTGGTGCTGTGCAAGAGAGCATCAAAACTCTATTGAGGAGTCAGTCCACAGAACTATACTGGAAGAGGTGGACCGACTAGGGTTGACAGGGTTTGAAGAAACCAAAACAAGTATCAACCATGCGTCAGGGGGTCGGGCGTTTTATAGGGGGCTGTCTAGGAATGTAACGGGGTTGAAAAGCACCTTGTCAGGTATAGATGGCCTATGGATAGAAGAAGGAGAAGACCTATCCGATAATACTTTGAGAACATTAACCGCCTCCGTACGCCTTAATGCTACAGATACACAGCGCAAGATAGCCGGTGAAGATGTAAAGATGCCGGAGATTATCATCACTATGAATCGGGGATCTAAGTCTGGAGCCGTAGCAAAGAAGTGGCTGGCCAGAGCAGAGAAAGAACTTGTTAAGTGCGGGTTCTATGAAGATGACTTGTTAATGGTTGTCGAAATGAATTATACTGACATGCCTGAAGAGTGGCTTAAGCTATCAGGGCTGGAAGAGGAAAGGCTTGATGACTTCGAGAAGCTATCACGGCATCAATATGACCATAAATGGGGCGGGGCATACCTGGAGGCAATTGACAATGCCATCATAAAGCCGGAGTGGTTTGATGCTGCTATAGATGCTCATGTAAAGTTAGGGTTTGAGGGTAGGGGCGCGATCATGGCAACGCATGACCCATCTGATAACGGAGAAGGGTCAGACCCGAGAGGATACGCTGCAAGACATGGCTCTGTTGTTATAGATGTTGACGAGAATACGTCTAAGGACGTGAATGATGCTTGTGACTGGGCAGTAGATAAGGCAATCTCAGAAGGTGCAGATCATTTCTCCTGGGATTGTGATGGTTTAGGGGTTACGTTAAAGAGGCAAGTCAAATCGGCCCTAGATGGAAAGAAGATTGATTATCATATGTTCAAAGGATCTGAAGCTGTTGAGCGGCCTAATGAAATATATCAAGGTACTTGTGATTCGGACAGGCAAAAGGAGAAGACTAATAAAGAATCGTTTAAGAATAAAAGGGCTCAGTATTATATCAGACTGGCTGACAGGTTCTATAATTCATACCAGGCGATAGTAAAAAAAGAATATATTGACCCGGATACAATGATAAGCCTATCTAGCGATATAAAAGATTTATCAGGTTTAAAGTCAGAGGTCTGTAGGATACCATTGAAAGATAATGGTTCTGGCTTGATACAAATAATGAGTAAGCCAGAGATGAAAAAAATAAATATATCAAGTCCTAATAGGGCGGATTGTTTAATGATGTTGATGATGATACCGCAAGCAATCAAGAAGTCAGTACCGTTTCCAGCGTTTATACCAAGAGATAGAAATTGGGGCAGTAAGTAATTAGCTTACAATTATTTTATTGACAAACTATTGTTGTGTTCTATATAGTAAGTGATAATCTTACTTACATTTACCTATAAGGTTTAAACATGGCCGAGAAAGATCTTCAATCCATCCACCAACAAGCACGTAAAGAATTCAATATAGACCAGACAGCACAACTGGAAGAAAGGCGCTTATCTATTGAGGATAGGCGCTTTTGTAGTATTACAGGCGCGCAATGGGAAGGTGCCATGGGCGAATCCTTTGAAAATAACTTACAATTAGAGATTAATAAGGTGCAGAGATCGGTTAATCGTATCCATGATGAATATATTAACAACCGGATAGCTGTTGACTTTGTGAGCCAGGACGGTAGTGATGCTGATGAATTAGCAGATACTTGTGACGGACTTCTTCGTGCTGATGAGCAAGACAGTAATGCTAATGAGGCTTATGATAATGCCTTTGATGAAGGGTCAACAGGAGGCTTTGCAGCATGGAGACTTAGGGCAGTATATGAAGACCCTGACGATGATGAGAATGAGCAGCAAAGAATATTAATCGAACCTATTTATGAAGCAGATACAAGCGTTTATTTTGACGCTGCATCGAGAAAGCAAGACAAGAGTGATGCAAAGAGATGTTTTGTTCTTACGCCTATGCTTGTTGAGGACTATATAGAAGAGTGGAAGGATGATCCGGCAGACTGGCCTAAAGACATTAATGATAGTGAATTTGACTGGCAAACTAATGATTTTGTTTATATAGCGGAATATTACAAGGTTGAGAAGGTCAAAGAAGAGATCCACGTTTACAAAGGCATTGATGATGAAGAGAGGAGAGTTAGCAACGAAGATCTTGAGGCCGATGAAGAGCTTGAGGGCGTATTGCTTGCAACTGGCTTTATCCGTGTAAGGACAAAGAAGATAAGCCGTCAAAAGGTGCATAAATACACCATGTCAGGCAGTAAGATACTTGAGGACGGCGGGTATGTAGCAGGAAGGCATATACCTGTCATTCCTTTCTTTGGTAAGCGTTGGTATATAAACGGCATAGAAAGGTTTTCTGGTCATGTCAGACTTGCCAAGGACGTGCAAAGGCTAATTAACGTACTCAGGAGTAAGCTAGGCGAGTTGGTAGCTACAGGATCGGATGAATTGCCCATATTTGCAGGGGATCAAGTAAACCGATATATGGAAGAATGGCAAAATGCCCATATCGTTAAGCCGCCATTCCTCAGGGCAGAACCCTTGAAGGATGATAATGGAAACATAGTGACAGGAGGGCCGCTAGGATATACTAAGGCCCCAGAGATACCCCCTGCCCTTGCTGCATTGATGGCTGTAGCCGAACAAGACTTAAAAGATATTCTTGGCGATAATCAGGCCGGTGAGCAGATCGTTTCTAATATAAGCGGCAAGGCTGTTGAACTAATCCAGAAGCGCCTTGACATGCAGGCCTATATTTATTTGAGTAACTTCGGGAAAGCTCAAAAGAGATCCGGTGAAATATGGCTCAGTATGGCAAAGGAGTTGTATATAGAGCCTGAAAGAAAAATGAAGACTATGAGTGAACAGGGGAAAATTGGACAAGTTGAGCTAAATATCCCATTTATAGACGGAGATGGTAAGGATAGTTATAGGAACGATCTAAGCCATTCTAATATGGGACTGACTGTAGATGTTGGGCCATCGTCTAGTAGTCAGAAGGCGGCAACTGTAACGGCTGTCAATGGTATGATGCAGTTCACTAATGACCCTGAGGATCTGAAAGTGCTTGGAGCTACAGCAATGATGAATATGGAAGGTGAAGGGCTTGTTGATACTAGGAATTATTACCGTCAAAAACTAATCAGAATGGGAGTAGTCAAGCCTACTAAAGAGGAACAAGCACAACTGGCAGAAGAGGAAGCCAATCAACAACCAGATCCTAATTCATTATTCTTACAGGAGGCAGCAAAGAAAGAGGCTGCACAGGCGGGTAAATATGAGGCAGATACAATAGTGTCCCTTGAAAAGGCTAAGGAAACAGAGGCAAGCACAAGAAAGAAAGAAGCTGAAACCGTTGAGATATTATCCGGTATTAACCGAGAAGATCAACAAACAGCGGCAGAAGCTTTAGGAACGGCAACCACTCAGCCGGACTTGAGTGAGGAATAATGGAGTCTCCAAGTGACAGATGAAGAAAAGGCAGTGATTGAAGCGGCAAAAAAAGAAGAGGAAACGGAAGGAAAGACACCCGAAGAATTAGAGGCAGAGGCCAATGCTAAGGCTGCTGAAGAAGCAGAGCTAGCAAAAACTAAAGAGGAAGATGAAGGGGAGTTTGTCGTAACAATCGGTGAGGAATCGCCACCTCAAGAAGATGACAATGCAGCACCTGAGTGGGTAAAGGAGTTAAGGAAGGCACAGGGGACGCTTACCAAAGAGAACGGGACTCTAAGCAAGCAAAACAGAGAACTAACGGAACGTCTTGCAGCTATCGAGAAAAAGCCCGAAGTTACGCTAGGGACAAAGCCTGTCGTGTCCGATTTTGAACATGACTATGAGACAGAGGAATCAGCGGAAGATCAATATGCAAAGGCTTTAGATGGCTGGTATATAAAGAAAGGACAGGTTGATAAGCAAGGCGAGGAAGCTAAGGCAACAGAAGCACAGCAAAAAGCAGCCTGGGATTCTACGCTAGGGGCCTATGAAGAAAAGAAGACAGCCTTAAAGGTCAAGGCCCCTAACTTTGATGAAGCTGAAGCCCTTGTTAAAGACTCTCTTTCTATTGTGTATCAAGGCGCAATACTTGAAGGGGCTAAAAATCCCGCACTCTTAATCCTGGCGCTGGGCAACAACCCGGCAAAACTTAAGGAATTGTCATCTATAACAAATCCTGCGAAGTTCATCTTTGCGGTAGCAGAAGTGGAGGCTCAATTGAAAACAGGCACAAGAAAGGTAGCGACATCTCCAGAAAAGAAGGTGGTCGGATCGGGTAGCGGCGCAAGTGCGACTGATGCAACACTGGATCAACTGGAAAAGGAAGCCGAGAAGACAGGCGACCGGACAAAGATATTGAACTATAAACGAAAACAAAAACAAAAATAATGGAGGCCTATAATGGCTAATGAATTTAGTAAAGAAGAAGATGTAGCGTTCGATGAGATAATGGAGGGGTATGAAGATGCCCTAGTGCTCTCAAGGAATGTATCTACATATAGTACAAATCAAAGCGCAATGGAAAGAACCAGTGACACTATATGGAGGCCCCAGCCTTATGTGGCTCGGTCCTTTGACGGGCTTGACCAGACTGCAAACTTCGGGGATGCTACACAGCTATCAGTTCCGGCTACTATCGGATTCCAGAAATCTTCACCTTGGCAAATGACCCCTCTACAGCTTAGAGATGCTCTACAGGAAGGAAGGCTGGGGCATGCTGCAAAACAAAAGCTGGCCAGTGATGTAAACGTGGCACTTATGAACGTAGCCGCTAATCAAGGTACTTTGTTTGTAAAGAGGTCTGCTGCTGCTGCTGGGTTTGTTGATGTAGCTCAGTGTGAAGCCATTATGAACGAGCAGGGCGTTGACTCTTTTGAGAGATATCTTGCCCTAAGTACTCGTGATTATAACGGCATGGCAAGTAATCTGGCTTCCGGTAATGTAATGGAAGGTAAAGCAATTACTGCATATGAGAAAGCATATGTCGGTACTGTTGCATCTTTCGAGACTTACAAGCTTGATTATGCTAACAGTCTTGCTGCTGCTGCTGGCGGTGG